TCAAGAAGTGGCCGGACGCCCAGGACACGCTTTGGAAGGAATACGGAGACCTGCTGCGGGAGGGGCTGGCGAACGGCGACGGGCCGGACGCGGCGACGGCGTTCTATCTTGCGAACCGGGCGGCGATGGACGCGGGGGCGGAGGTGTCGTGGCCGGAGCGGGTGCGGGCGGGGGAAGCGTCGGCCTTGCAGACGGCGGAAACGCTGCTGCTGGAAAGCGGGGACCAGTTCTGGGCGGAATACCAGAACGACCCGAAGGACGCCGCGGCCGGCCAGTACGAGCTAACCATCGACCAGATCCTCGCCCACGCGACGGACCTCCCGCGCCTGCACCTGCCGGAGCGCAGCGTGGTTCTGTGCGGCCACATAGACATCAACCGCGCCGGGCTCCACTGGGTCATGGCGGGGTTTGACCAGCAGATGACTGCACATGCGGCGGCGTACAGCCGACACCCATCGCGAGGCGAGTTGTGGCCAGAGAACGCAACGGAACACCTAATCGGCCAGTGCATAACGCGGGGGCTTGCTGAATTGTGTGACGCCATCGCGGGAACCGTATTTCACCGTGGCGGGTCGAGGATGACGCCAAGCCTTGTCCTGATTGATGCCAGCTTCAACAGTGAAACCGTCCACCGATTTTGTGAAACGTGGCGCGGGCCGTTTAGGGTCATGCCTGCGATTGGCCGGGCGTCCACTCGCTACCAGTGGAACAAGGGAACAATCGTTGGCAGGCCGATGGAGCAATGCCACAGGCAACGCCCTCAAAAGCGGATTTGCCCCTATGTCATGTTCAATGCCTGTTACTGGCGTGAGGTTGCCCAGCGTGCGTTCCTCGGGACGCCAGGAGAGGCGGGGGGGTGTACGCTGTTCAACGCTGGTAGCCCATTGGCGCACCGCCCATTTGCCGAACACGTCGTCGCGGAGCGTCTGGCGGAAAAGTTCACGTCGCCCAAGGGAGAGGTCATATGGAAGTGGAACCCTCCGACTGGGCATAACGACTGGGGCGATGCACTTACGGGGGCGTATGTGGCAGCGGCGATGGAGGGGATCACGACAAGCGGGGCACCCGTAGAGACTGGCCTTCGCCGCCGGAAGGTCTACAGCGCATCGGACTTTAGGAAGTAGAAGGGACGCGACATGGAAGTAAACACGCGAAAAGTATGGCCGGTGGACTACCGGGGGGCGGTTGTAGGCGTTCCGATCATGTGCCCAAAGTGCGGGTGCAAGCGGGTGGGCGTGGTCCATGAGACGGACGTCAGGAGCGGGGTCAAGCGTCGGCTGCGGGAGTGCGGGAACTGCGGCAAGCAGTGGTCGGAGTATCACGTATTTGAGGACACGTCTGCGGCGGGCGAGTGGAAGATGCCGCCTACCTGCCGGTACTGCGGCGGGCTTGCGGCAAACCCCGTTGACAAATACGGACGGGAATCTGCTGATGGGAAGTACTGTTCCAAGGCGTGCGCGGATGCGGTACATGGATTCGACAACGCGCGGGAGAGCGACGGGCGACACCGCCACGCCCCAGTTGAGTTTGACGCCATGCCAGCGCCGGATCATGCCGATGGGGCAGACGACGGTGCGTTGGAAAAGGCAAGGCTGGCCCTCGACGAAATGGACCGGGCCAGCGCGATTGACAAGCGGCTCCCCGACATTCTGCTGCGGATCAAGAACGGGGAAACGCAGGAGCAGGTGGCGAAACGGTGGGGGATGTCGCCGCCGAACGTTCGCGCATTGCTTAAGAAGTTCCGCGCAAGTGGTTGACCCACAAAGACAAGCCGAGCACCCGCCACTGCTTTATTGCGGTTTCTGTGCCATAGGTAGAGAGGCGTCACATCATCACCCCACACCGATTCACCGGGGTCATTAAGCTCGCGGACTAAACAACGGATGGACGAACGCCTCTCTGCTAATTATGGCAGAGACCGTCAATAAAGAGCCGGAAGAGGTCATTGAAGACCTCGTGAACAAGCCCCGCAACGTCAGCACGGACGGCGGGAGCGTGACGAATATTAGCGTGCAGGACGCTATTGAGGCGGACAAGTACCTGCGGAAGAAGGCGGCAGGGTCCGTCAACTCTCGGGGAATGGGCGTTCGCCTTGGCATTCTGCGGGGGCCGGGGCACTTCTAATGGCCGCCCCGCGCAAATCCACAACGCCACGCCGAGCCGCCGTTGCCCGGCGGGTGTTTGACGTAGACACCGCGCCGCGCAAGCGCATCGCAGTCAAGGGCTCCTATGACAACGCTCGGCACACGGACGAAAACGAGAAGCTGTGGCAATTCGTGGACGCCCTTTCTGCCGCCGCAGCGAACACGCCGCAGGTCCGGCAGATCGTGCGTAATCGCGCACGCTACGAAACGGCGAACAACTCCTACGCCGCGGGCATTGTCGAGACGCTGGCCAACGACACCGTTGGGCCGGTCGTGCAGTTGCAACTAGGGGACAGCGAGCGGGCGCAGGCGGTGGAGCGGGACTTTGAGCGGTGGGCCGCATCGGTTGGGCTGTGGCAGAAGGTTCGCACGATGCGCCGCGCCAAGGCCGTTGACGGCGAGGCGTTCGCGCAGATGTTCACCAATCCGCTCGTCCCCGGCCCAGTCAAGCTGGACCTGCGCGTGGTGGAGTGCGACCAGATTGAAAGCTGGTATTCCAACGTCACCCGTGATGATGAAATCGACGGCATCCGGTTTGACCAATACGGCAACCCGGTTATGTACCGGATGCTGAAGTTCCACCCAGGCGACCACCGGGGGCTGTCGCAGTTGGCTGGCGACTGGATTCCCGCGAAGTTCATGCTCCACTACTTTCGCCCGACCCGCCCCGGACAGGTTCGCGGAATCTCCGAAATTCTCCCGGCCCTCGGGCTTTTCGGCCAGTTGCGCCGGTACACGGCGGCGGTCATCGAGGCGGCCCAGCGTGCGGCGGAAATCAGTGCTGTCATGCAGACCGACCTTCTGCCCGACCAGATCGCGGCGGAGTTGGCGGACCCGTTAACGACGATTGACATTGAACGCAACACCATCATGTCGCTGCCGGAGGGGTGGAAGCTGGCACAGTTGAAGTCGGAGCAGCCGACAACGACCTACGCCATGTTCAAGGCAGAAATCCTCAACGAAATCGCCCGCTCCATTAACATGCCGTACAACGTGGCGGCCTGCAATTCCAGCGGCTACAACTACGCGAGCGGGCGTCTGGACCACCAGACCTACGACCGCAGTATTGACGTGGAGCGGGGCGACCTGCGGATGGCGGTTCTTGACCGCATTCTTGCGTCGTGGATGGACGAATACGCGGCCCGCAAGGGGCTGACGGCGGACGACCGTGCGGAGTTCGCGGATCACGAATGGCACTTTGCCGGGCGAGGCCACGTTGACCCAAACAAGGAAGCGAACGCCGACAACGTCCGATTTGGCAACGGCTCCCTTACAATGGCCGCCTACTACGCCAAGCAGGGCAAGGACTGGAAGCGCGAAAGTGCCCAGTTCATCCGCGAGCGCATTGCCGAAGAGATGGAGTGGAACAAGGCCCGCGAGGTCGCCGGACTTCCCCCTGCCCCGTACCCGCGTGGACAGCAACAGCAATCTCCCGCAGCCCCACAAGAAGAACCCGAACAGCCAGAAGAAGGGGAAGAGCAATGAGCGAAGTCAAGACAATCGAAGCCGGACCCGATCGCAAGCCCATCCAGATGACTGGCGTTTGTTCCATCGAGGCCGCCGCCGCGCCGAAGGACGGCGAGGCCGCCGCGTTGCCAACAGTCAAGCTGGATGCCTACAACGGCGGCAAGATCGCGGTTGGGTGGTGGGGCGACATCGTGGTTGACCTTAAGGGCATGAAGGCATCCGACGTGACGCCGATTCTTTACGGCCACTCTACCGGGAACATCGAAAGCATCATCGGCCAAACGTCCAAGGTCGAGATCGGTGACACGCTCAAGGCTGACGGCACAGTGATGAACACCGGGCGAACCGCCAAGCAGATGCTCGACCTGGCCCGCAACGGCTACCGCTTTCAGGTCAGCATGGGCGCGGACCCGATCCGCTACCGTGAGGTTGCCGAGGACGAAACCGTTGAAGTCAACGGCCAGAGCATCCAAGGCCCGTTCTCTCTGATTCTCGAAAGCGTTCTCAACGAAATTTCGATCTTGCCGCTAGGAGCGGACAAGTCAACGAGCGCGGCGATTGCCGCCGAACACAAACCCATAAACCAAAAGGAAACTCCAATGAGTGACCCCAAAGTGGATACCGCCGAAGCCATTCGCGCCAACGCGGTAGCCGAACAGAACCGCATTCTTGAGGTGCGGAAGTCGGCCGAGAGCCATCCCGAGATTGCGGCGAAGGCCGTGGCCGACGGTTGGACCAAGGCCCAGACCGAAGCCGCCGTCGCGCAAGCCGTGATCGCGGAGCAGAAAAAGGAAATCGAAGCCCTGAAGGTGCAAGCCGAGCGGCCCGCCGCCCCCTCCATCAAGGTGGGCAAGGAAGGCAAGCTGGACGCCGAGGCGATTGAATGCGCCACCGCGATCCGCGCCGGGCTCAAGGCTCCCGAAAAGGTCTACAGCGAAGAGACCATCGACGCCGCCAAGGGTGCCCGCATCCATTCGATGACGGATCTGGTTCGCGCCAGCCTCGCCGCCGAAGGCAAGAGCCTGGACGCCACCCGCCACGACACCCGCGAGTTCATCCGCGCTGCGTTCTCCACGCGCTCCATCGCAAACGTTCTGTCGAACGTCGCCAACAAGTTCATTCTTGAAGGCTACGGCGCGGTCGAGCAGGCGTGGCGTTCCGTGGCGAGCGTGCGTTCCGTGGTGGACTTCAAGGCCAACACCGGCGTTCGCCTGGTCATGTCGAACCTGCTCCAAGCCCTTTCGCCCAATGGCGAGATCAAGCACGGTGCGTTGAGCGACGAAACCCGGACAATTCAGGCCGACACCAAGGCACTGATGCTTGCGATCACCCGCAAGGACATCATCAACGACGACCTCGGCGTTCTGTCTGACGTGCCCCGCAAGCTCGGCTTTGCCGCCGCCCGCACGTTCAATAAGGACTTCTGGGCCGCGCTGGTGGC